TCTATGTTCATTAAGGATTACATCTACCCACTCGTCACCGTTCCATACAACCCATATACGTCTGTAATCGTCATATAGAGTGCAACCGAGTTTAGGGTTTTGTGGTAAAGGAAAGCTAGGCATACCAATCGTCAGGAATAAATTTTTCACAGTATTGAAACCCATGTCTCGTACACCAATCGGCATACGAGATAGAGTTCTTGGCCTTGGATAGTTTGGTCTTGCTGTTTTGAAAACAGAACCTTATATCTAGGTCGGGTCGTTTCTTCTTAATTGCAAGATGCTTGCGTCTATCTTCTTTCGAGAAGTAGCCCTTCGTTTCAACAATAAAATTGTTGAGTATAAAGTCAGGCCTATAGGTGCAAGTAATTTCATAGTCAATGCTGAGTGTTTCATAGGTAAAGATAATTTTCTTTTTGATTAGCTTGTCAGCAAATTGACTTTCAAATTTACTCTTGTATTTAGAAGTCGGCTGCTGTCGGTGTTGTTTTTCCCCAGTTACCTGTGTGTCCTGTAACTGTTTTCTCTTCTTCCTCGTAGCTTGACGGTTCTGCTGTCTCGAAATCATCAGGTCTTGCTCCTGTAAATTGAACTATCTTGCGGAAACAAATACTTAGTGGAATACATTTAATACCAACACCATTACCGCCAGCATCATATCCTTTAGCAAGGAAAGACATTTGACCTATAGTTTCAGGGTCAATCTTATTAAGTTGCTGTCTCTCGTCATCATTCATCAGACGTAAATCATCTGTATAAAATGCAACAGGTGTATTATTGTATGGCTGTCCTGTATTTGGATTAATACCACTAGCTTTTTTAGAGACTCTTATAACTAAGTTGTCCTCTTCAAATGACCATGGAAAGCTTGGCTCACCTGTCTTTTGACTTTTGGTTAAAGTAAATTTTCTATCAGGATAGAAATTTTTTAGTGTGGACTTCCAATCCTCAAGAAGCTGTTCTAATTTATCAACAATAAACTGCGTTGCTTCTACAAGCTTACCCTGTTCATTTTTCATTTGGCTTCCTACTGGTATCAGTATTTCACCTTTCCACTTTCTAACACCTTTAAACTCGTCAGGAGTCACATAGTATGACCAACGAAAACGAGTTGGGTTTGGTGAAACTAACTTAATAGTTTCAGCTTTAGGGGTTCCCTTATCCATGAATTGTACCTTGGTTTGTATCTGGTTTATGCGTCTATAAAAGACGTTCCTCTACTATACCTCTATTGTTTGTTATGTAAATATATATGGTGCTGTCAACACATCTGTAATATCAAATGACCCCATGCGTAGTGCAGTTGGTAACGACTTGCTATCACTTAATTGTTGTACTGATTGATGATATAAATTATCTAAATTATTATCGCTATAAATGTTAAAGAAACTTTGCTTAACACATTCAATAAACCTTTCAAGTTCACTAGCTGGACTACCATAACAATCGTGAATGATGCAAAAGTTTTCTAACCCCTGCTTACTAGCTTCAACTAAACTCATGTGACAATGAGCTGCATCAAGACTATGAATATAATTACTAGGGAAACCCTGCATCTGTTTTCTTTTATCTATCTTGTTCTTATCAGTTTCATTCAAAGATAATTTAATACTTGAATTACTGATCTTAGTTGTTACTCTTTTTACTTGGCTTTGATAATAGTTTTGTTGAACATAGAAACCACTAGGACTATGCCAAGCTATAGGTTTATTTTCTTTATTAAAACATTTAGCTATATCTGTCAGATGATCTAATAGTTTTGGTGACTCTGGGGTTACATACTTTACAGCTTGCTCAATCATAGTTGCAAGATAAAAATTATTCTTAAAATTTTTCGCCATAAAAACATTTTCATTTACAAAATATTTTTCTATGTAATTAGCTATACCGTATGTCGTTGAATTATAAGGAACCATCAATACAGGTTTCTTTATAAATGCTCTTGTAAATTTATCTCTTTCTTTGTACCACTCTTTAGCTTGCTCAGTATTGTCATGTTTGATTAGCATAAGCAATACATCTAACACTTGTTTATATAGGTCTTGTGGTTTTTCTACATTCTGCAAGTTAACTTTATTAGCTAACTTCTGATTACCTGTAAGACCTGCTATGTGTTGATACCCATTGTTTGTACCATCAAGACAGCAAACATGATGCGATACATAACCCCAACCATGTAGTTGAAATTCACTCCACTCTTTACACCATTGTAAAAATTGAAATGGTTCCTTTGCCTGACCCCAAATATCTATGTTACCGATAGGGTCTTTATATACATCTTCAGCCCAATCAGTACCAAGAGAATGAGCAAACTTTATTCTATCTTCATACGATTCTTTGTTTAATCCATAATGATTTGCACCTGCTATAGCCAGCCAGTTTAGTTGCTCGATATTATTTATAGCTGCACCTTTATTAAATATATGTAGACCTCTTGCTATATCATTTCCTTGTGGATGAAAGTTAGCAGTAACAGGATACATTCTACCTGTCCAATCAAATTGATATATGTGATGAAATTTTTCTCCAACATATTTTTTTGCGGTATCAATCATAGATATAATTTGGTATCTCTTGCTTCTATTCTGTGCGTTCATATCATGTATTAAAGATGCTAAGTATCTCCACTCCTTCCAAGCTTCAGGGTCTTGCTCTTTATTAATAGGTTTTGTTGGTACTTCCTTAAGTTCTCTATCAATCAATGAGCCTACCTCTATACGTTCCTCCCAACAGTATTCAAGAATATCAAGAACAAATTTATCTACTGTCCACTCAGTTTGACTTGCCAAAGATAACGCTTTCAGACATAGTGTTAAGTCTTGTTCTTGTACTTTTTTTAAATGGTCTCGATCAGTAGATTTTATTGCTGTTGTCTGTAATCTTTTTGTG